GACAAAGCTTCTGAAAGAAAAGATACTGAGTGGGGAATTTCAGTACGAAAAAAATCCTTTACTCGAAATCAACTTCCAGAACGCACGCTGCACCTACGACACGAACAGAAATCTATACGTCACGAAGAAAAAATCAAACGGCAAAGTCGATATGGTCGTATCACTTATCAACGCTGTGTACTTACTACAGCAGGACGTGATGTTCGGCAGCGACTTTACGATTCAAGTTTTATAAATCAAGGGAAGTGATATTTTGGCATTTTGGAAAAGATCAAAGAAAAGAGATACCGGACCAACTGAGCCTGAGATCAACGATGTACTTCTCAGAGCTTTACTGAATAACGAAGCTATCACCAGAGAAAAAGCAATGACAATTCCTGCGGTAAGCGGTGCTGTAGACTTCATATCCAGTTCTATAGCGTGTATGCCTGTAAGGTTATTCAAGTACGAGGACGGAACTGTCGTCGAGCAGAAGGACGACAGGCGGTGCAAGCTTCTCAATACCGATACCGGAGATACTCTCGACGGCTTCCAGATGAAAAAAGCCATAGTCGAAGATTATCTCATGGGAAAAGGCGGCTACGCTTATATACAGAAGTCAAGAAATGACGTTACCGGTATTTTCTACGTAGAAGATATTTATATCGTTATTATGAAGCTGTATCACCCTATTTTCAAGCAGTTTTCAATCGAAGTCGAGGGCGCAAGATACGAGCCATACGAATTTTTGAAGATACTCAGAAATACAAAGGACGGAGCGTCCGGCATAGGTATAACTGTAGAAGTCTCCAAAGCCCTTGAAACAGCATACCAGACGCTGTTATATCAGCTCGGATTGGTTAAAAAGGGCGGCAATAAAAGAGGATTTTTGAAGTCTCAGAGGAAACTTGGACAGGAAGAAATCGACATACTGAAGGCAGCATGGGCGAACCTATACAGCAACAACGAAGAAGCCGTCGTTGTCCTCAATAATGGGCTGGAATTTCAGGAAGCAAGCAACACCAGCGTCGAAATGCAGCTAAATGAGAGCAAAAAGGCGTTTTTGGACGAAATAAACAGCATTTTTCACATATATCCGGACGACTTTGAAAGAACCTTCAAAGAAGCAATATATCCGGTCGTAAAGGCATTTGAGACGGCTTTAAACCGTGATTTGCTGCTTGAAAAGGAAAAAGACGACTATTTCTTCACTTTTGACGTAAAAGAGATCATCAAAGCAAGCATAAAAGAGCGTTATGAAGCATATAAAACAGCCAAAGAAACAGGCTTTTTGACTATAAACGAGATCAGGAAGGAAGAAAACCTGAACTATGTAGAAGGACTTGACGTTGTAAACGTAGGCTTGGGAGCTGTTTTATATGATATCAATACGCACACTTACTACACACCAAACATTAACCAGCAGACCGACTTGAACAAGACCACCGCAATGCTGGAAGGTCACGTAATGGAGCAGGAATTTGTCGCAGACGGTAATTCGTCGGACGCATAAAGGGGGTGAATGAATGGAAATCAGAATCAAAGAGGACAGCGTTGAAATCGAAGGATATGTGAACGCAGTCGAAAGGCTATCGAAGCCGCTTCCTTCCAGAACAGGAGAATTCGTTGAACGTATCTGCAAAGGAGCTTTTCAAAGAGCTTTACAGCGCAACGATAACGTAAGACTTCTGTACAATCACAACTGGTCGAGAGACTTAGGCGGCACAAAGGACGGCAACGTCGAGCTTTCAGAGGATAATATCGGACTGAGAATACGTGCAACAGTCAAGGACGCAGAAACGATACAGGAAGCAAGGCGAGGAAACCTTGTCGGCTTCTCATTCGGATTCGAGGACAGAGACGTTGACGAACACTCAGAGAACGGCATGAGAACAAGAGACGTAAAGGATATGGACCTTTACGAGATATCTATTCTCGACCGCAAGAAAACACCTGCCTACGACGGCACTCTCATTAACGTGAGAGATTCAGAAGGGCAGCAGGAAAAGCGAATTTATTTCGGCGATCTATTCGTTGACGAAATAAAGATCACAGGCACAACAGAACAGCGTGAAAAGACCGAAGAAAAAGCTCCGGACTATTCAGAAGCTGAAAAAATTATCTCAGAAATGAAGGGAGAAAATTAATCATGAGAAAAGATTTAGTTGAGAAGGTCAACGACCTTATGAAGAAGGCTGACGATATGCTCAATAAGGCAAAGCTCGAAAAGAGAGAGCTTACACCTGACGAAATGCAGGAGCTGGCTGAGATCAGAGACGACGTTATGCGTATCAAGAAGGCTCTCGGCCTTGAAAAAGAGTTCGACGATATGAGAGAGCTTGAAGCAAAGCCTGACGCAACACCTACAGACGGCGAAAGAGCTTGCGGCGACGATAAGAAAAGAGCAGTCGAGGAAGCAGCAAAGGCAGCAGCAGAGGAAAAAGCTTTTGAAGCTTACATCAGAGGAAAAGCAATGAACAATCGTGATACCGACGTAAATCTTACAGTCGGAAATAACGGTGCTGTAATTCCTACAACTATCGCAAACAAGATCATCAAGAAGGTATACGATATCTGTCCTATTCTTGAAAAGTCCAGCAAGTACAACGTGAAAGGCAATCTGGACCTTCCGTTCTATCCTGCGTCTGACGAAAGCCTTATTACTGTAGGATATCACGACGAGTTCGAGGAACTTGTTTCAACAAATGCAAACTTCGATAAAATCACTCTGGGCGGCTTCCTTGCTGGCGTACTTTCAAAGATATCTCGCAGCCTTATCAACAACGCTGCATTTGATATCGTAGGATTCGTCGTAGACGAAATGGCTTACGTTATCAAAAGATTCATCGAAAAGGAACTTCTGCTTGGTACACCTGACAAGGTTGAGGGACTTTCAGGACTTACGAACTCTATCACTTCAGCAGCAGCCGGCAAGATCACAGCCGACGAAGTTATTGACCTTCACGATAAAATCAAGGACGAATTCCAGAACGGCGCAATGTGGATAATGTCACCAGCTACAAGAACAGCACTGAGAAAACTCAAAGCTTCAACTGGTGTATATCTTCTGAACGATGATATTTCATCACCTTTTGGAACTTCAATTCTCGGCAAGCCTGTCTATGTATCAGACAATATGCCGAACTACACAGAGGACGGCAAGGTCGCTATTTACTACGGCGATATGTCAGGACTTGCAACAAAGTTCTCCGAGGAAATCAACATTGAAGTGCTTCGTGAGAAGTTTGCAACACAGCACGCAATCGGCATAGTGGGCTGGTTCGAGTTCGATTCAAAGGTAGAGAACGAGCAGAAGATCGCAAAGCTTGTAATGCACGCATAATAACACATAATTGCTTTTTGTGCTAAGGACATTTATGTCCTTTGCACATTGAGCAATCTCAAAGGAGTGAAAATATGAGTACTTATAACACAAAGAATTATACGGAGCAGGGCGGCGACGTTACTCATATCGGCGGCAAGCTCATAATCGAAGAAGGAGCAGAAGTCGAAGGACTTAACGGTGTAGCTGCAAAGGGAGCAGCAGTCGCAGACGCAGCAGAAGGAGCTGACGCAGCAGCACTTAGAACAACACTGAACGCCCTTCTTGCTTCACTCAGGACAGCAGGCGTTATCGCTGCTGAGTAAAGCAAACCAAAATATAACGAAAGGAAGTGCGAATCGTGAAAGTAAGTGAAATGACCGTCTCAGACATAGCAGAATATTGCAGAATTGCAGAACCTTCAGAAGCCGATAATGCTTTTCTCTCACAGGCTATAGAAGCCGCAAAAGCCTATATACGCAGTTATACAGGGCTTGACAATACCGGCATAGACGAGCATGAGGATTTTGTAATCGTAGTATATATCTTAGTTCAGGATATGTACGACAATAGATCAATGTTTTACGACAAGCATATTGCGCTGAATAATACAGTCGAGACAATACTCGGTATGCACTCGGTGAATCTGCTATGATTAACGCCGGAAAATACAACAAGAAAATTGAGATTTACGCTACGACTGAAAATACAGACGCACAAGGCTTCCAGACAACGTCAGAATCGCTTGTATTAACAACTTACGCAGCAGTAAAGACAACTAAAGGCTTTACACTAATAACCGCTAACAGCGATTTTGAAAAGGCGTACACGAACTTCACGATTCGCTATCCTCGTACTGAGATCAACAGGGATATGACAATAAAATTCAAGGGTAAAACCTATACGATTGAATATCTCAATAACGTTGACGAAGCTAACGTTGAGCTTGAAATTCAGGCAAAGGAAGTGACGCATTAATGGCAAAGGTAAAGTTTGAGATACCTAAAGAGCTTTTAAACCAAATGAAGAAGCTCGAACAAGATACACCAGAAATGATGAAATCTATGGTTGACGCTGGGGCTGATACAGTCCTTGAACGTATGAAATCAAACGCACCAGCAGGAATGCAAAGCAGTCCTATAATGAACTGTCTCAGCAAAACAAGAGCTTACGAGACACCTTCAGACGACGCAATAAATGTGAAGGTAGGTTTTGCAGGATATTTCACCAACGAGAACGGAGTGAGAACTCCTGCTCCGTTGGTAGCGAACGTCTTTGAATACGGTCGCAGTAGTTCAGCATTTCCGAAGCAGCCATTTATGAGAAGGTCGTTCAATAAGGGAGCTATAACGAAGGCTATGGAAGCGGTACAGAAGCAATATATTCCGGAGGAATAATATGAACGAGATCATTCAAGCAGCGTTCAACGAATTCAAAGTTAATAATGTTGAAATCCCTGTTAAATACCTGTATTACAAAGGGCATGGCGAACCCTACGTAACATATACAGCAACTTACAATAGCGGCGTATTCTCTGCTGAAGATCAGGTACGAAACTATGTAACGTACTATGACTTTGATATATATTCAAAGGGCAATTATTACGCCATAGCTGAAGCAATCATAGATATAATGCAAGATAACGGCTTTTCGTATATACCGTCTCAGGATTCACCAGAAATGTACGAACCTGATACCGGATATTATCACAAGACGTTATGCTTTGCAATTGAAAGGAGTGTGAATAATGGCTAAGATAGGACTTAATAATTTTCGATACGGTAAGCTCACAGAGCTTGAAAACGGCTCATTCTCCTACGCCGACGCAAAGTCTCCCGGTAAAGCAGTATCGTGTAACGTCTCAGTATCGAATAATACGGCAACTCTTTACGCAGATGATGAACTTGCTGAAAATTATACAGGATATCAGAACGCAACTGTATCAATCACCATTGACGAAGAAGATATCGAGACATACTCAGACTTACTCGGCCATACAATCACCGATGAAGGAGAAGTCGTTGCAAATTCAAACGACGTAGCACCTTACATCGGATTCGGACGTATCATCACAAAAATGGTGAACGGTGTAATCAAGTACAAAGTACAGTTTCTGTACAAAGCAAAGTTTACTGAGCCTTCCAAAGAGGAAAACACCAAAGGTGAATCAATCGAGTTCGGCACATACACACTCGAAGGCGGCGTGTATACGCTTCCAGACGGACGCTGGACAAAGGACAAAACATTCGAGAGAAAAGAGGACGCTATCGCATATCTCAACAGCCAGTTTGAATCGGTCGAGATATACTACGGCGCAGCTCCTGATCTTTCCGACGTTACTTCTCTTACAAGCATAAAGAGCAGCAACAAAACAAGAACAATCACAGTTGACGCAGGAGAAGGCGAATATATTATATACGCTTATCCAAAGAGACTTGGAACTGTTGAATTCTGGGTAGGTCAGTTTGAAGGCGGCTTCGACGCTCCTGTAGAAATGCAGCTTGAAAACTCCTACGGCCTTACAGAAACGTACTACGTTTACAAGTCAGAAAATGCTGATCTCGGAGAAACTACAATCGAGATCAAAGAGGGGGGAGCATAATGCCTGTTAATGTAATCGGAACTTTAAAACCTAAAAATAACGGTAAATTCCCTGTCGCTGAAGCGGTTGATATTAAGGTATCAGACAACCTGAGACTTGACAAAGCTCTTGAAAATAAAGCTGATCTTTCATCAGTAAATTTTGCACTTGATAATAAAGCAGATAAGGCAACCACTACGAACCTTCAGTCACAAATCGACGAAATTATAACTCCTGTAACTCAGGACGCAGAAGTTCAGAATGCACGTGTAGGGACGGATGGTAAGAGTTATCAGACACTTAAAGCGAGACTTGATTCGGAGCATACACATAATTATTCTGATATAGCAGCTCTAAACACTAACATCGGCTTCGCTGCTCGCACAATCACAAGTAATGGTGAACATTTATCAACCAATGACAGAATGTCATTATCGTGTAAACAGGGAGACACAATTTTTGTAAAAATTGAATCTCCAAACAAGGCACAAATCGCAAGCAAAGAATTTCAGCTGTACGCTTATGGATCAGCCGGCGATACAAGTGGAGACAGAATAGGATTCGCAAATTGGAATGCAACAATTCCTGTCAAGCTTACTGTTCCTGTGGACTGTGCAGAGATTGGTGTGTATTTCACAGCTGAAGAGACAGAAATTGAAGTATCAATTAGCATATATAAGGATAACTCACCCTTACTATCTAATACTGCATATCAGGTTTATAATTTGATAAGCACATTGGAATCGGGTTATATCAATCCGGATGGAACAATTCATGCTCCTACCGATACGCAGGAATACAGCTCGAATTTTGTCGAAACTAATGCAAAAGGCCTTACAGCTACTTGTGTTGCAACAGTCCCTGCTGGACAGTCGCCATGGGTATGCATAGCCGAATACGATTCTGAAAAAAACTTTATAAAAAGAACAGTTTCACAATCCGGTGTGATAATAGGCGCTGCAACCGAATGTTCTATTACTGTATCACTGGATTCTGAAACTAATTATGTTAGGGCAAGCTCACGAATGTTTGGTGACGGAAAGTTATGTTTGTCCGAAGGAATATACGTATCAAACAAGTTTGCACTATATGATATTGGCTACTATTCGTTATCTCCAATTATAACAGGAAACAGTGGCGCAGAAACAGTAAAAGGCGAAATAGTTATTGATGATACGAATAGTACTGTAACTATTCCAAAAGATTCTATTGCATATTTTTTATCACGATATGGGAATCTTGAGTACAAAATTATTACTCCAGACGAAGCTGTTACTATAAGTCTCACTGGACAAAACCTAAGTACTGCCGTACTTCTTTATTATGACCTTGCGGACAATCAATTTGTAGTTAAAAACTACAACGAAGCCGCAATACCGATTTATGCTAATAGAATTTTAATCGGAGCGTTTCGCACTGGTGGTTCTAAAGTATGGGCTTCTATCGCTGCGCCCATTACACACACATCAGACTTTAAACCTGAATTAGTCAATTATTATTGCAGATTAATTCCAGCAAGTCATGATGACTACCCACGTATAAATACTATCGACCAGACAATCACAATAGGTAACGATACTGTACTGTGTGACCCCCGTTTTGCTAATGGTTACAAATCGCTCGCTAATACGGTAGTATCATACAGTGGATTATCAACAGCAGTTCAACTTGTATACGACCTCAATGCTGACGAATTGTTATGGAAAAATTATAATGCTAATTTACCAAGTGATAGATACCTTGTTATCTGTGGTCTGAGGACAAATACGGGACACGTCGTATCTGCTTGCCCTATCTACGTTGACGGTAAACTTTTCGGTGCCATAGAAACATCAAATATAGCACCTACATCATTTGTGCGTGGTGTAAATCACAGAGGATATTATACTGCGCCAGAAAACACGATTCCTGCATACAAATCGTCCAAGGCTTACGGTTTCGAGAACGTAGAAACTGACGTTGAATGGACGTTGGATGAAGTGCCAGTACTTTTGCATGATTCTACAATTGACAGAACATCTAACGGATCAGGAAATATAAACGATATGACATACGCAGAAGTGAGCCAATACGATTTCGGTTCATGGAAATCGTCTGAGTATGCAGGAACTAAAATCCCCACATTTGACGAGTTTATAAGATTATGTCGTAATTTAGGATTGAAACCGTATGTCGAACTTAAAGGCAGTCAATCAATAGAAAGGGTAACGAAATTAGTTAATATAGTAAAGAAATACCATATGACAGATAATGTTACTTGGATTTCGTTCTATAATACCTCATTGCTAAATGTTCAGTCTGTACTTCCATCTGCAAGATTAGGTTATGTTGTCGGAGCAGCAGTGTCAGCTAATATCGACTTTGTTGCAAGCCTTAAAAGAGACGACAATTCTGTATTCCTTGATTGCTCATCAATATCCGACGATCTGATTAACTATTGCATAGCAAACGAAGTACCAGTAGAATTGTGGACAATTAACAGTGCCGCTACTATGCTAAGTGCTAATCCGTATATATCTGGATTTACAAGCGATTCTATTAACGCAAAAGATGTATTTTCCGATATTTCTAATAATTAGGAGTGCACAGCCATAAACAAGATAAATCAGATCATAGCAGCTCAGCTGCTACACGAAAAAACCTTAATGTAAAACGAGAGGAGTAAAAAAATATGGCAAAGATAGGTTTAAACAACTTCCGATACGGACTTCTCACAGAGAACCCAGACGGAACAGCAAGTTACGCTGGCGCTCACAAGCCTGCAAAAGCTGTTTCCTGCTCCGTATCAATCACAAGCAATTCAGCAACCCTGTACGCTGACGACGTTCTCGCAGAAAGCGATACAAGTTTCCAGAGTGGAACAGTCACAATCGGACTTGACGACGACGATCTCGCAGTACAGGCAACGTTACTCGGACACGCTTACGAGGACGGTGAGATCATCAGGAACTCGAACGATACTGCTCCTTACGTGGGCTTCGGCAGAATCGTATCGAAAATGGTAAACGGCGTGAAAAAGTACAAGGTTGAATTCCTTCACAAAGTCAAATTCTCTGAGCCTTCAGAGGAAAACCAGACCAAAGGTGAAAGTATGGAATTTTCGACCGGAACTCTTGAAGGCGTTGTTCATCAGCTTGAAAACGGCGACTGGTCCAAAGCTAAAACATTCACAGACAAGGCTGCTGCACTCACATATCTCGAAGCACTTCTTGACAGCGCAACAGCTATCGAGACATTCACGAGCGACGGTTCAGCAAGTATAACACTTGCACACGCTCCGCTTGAAGTAAATTCAGTGCTTGTAAACGGCGTAAAGAATACAGCCTATACAGTAAGCGGAACAACACTGACGTTCACTTCAGCACCTACAAGCGGCGCAGCAATCTACGTCGCATACTCTTACGAAGTATCATCAACTTAAACGATAAACAATACAGGGGGCAAATTTAACAAAAATTTATTTGTCCCCTGATTTTACAAAAAGGAGAACTATTATGAAAAATTCAGAATTTGAATATAACGGCAAGACATATCACGTCGCATTCAATCTTAACGTTATGGAAGCGATACAGGCTAAATATGGCACGCTTGGCAAGTGGGGAGAGGTAACAGGAGCTAACGGAGAAGAACCGAATATAAACGCAATTATAGACGGATTCGAGATCATGATAAATGAAGGTGAGGAAATCGCAGCAGAGGAAGCTGACGAAAAGTTCAAGGCTATAACTCACAAGCAGGTCGGCAGAATCATATCCGGCATTGGCCTTGACAGAGCAACAGAGCTGTTAAATGCAGTTGTCAGTGAATCAACAGCAAGTGACGAAAAAAACGCATAATTCCCGACGAGGAAGAAGTCAGAGAAAGTATTATTGACTTTTCTCGGCTTTTCCTTATCGGGAGAATAAAGCTCGGATTGACAACAATAGAAACTCGCCGTTTGACAATGAGAGAATTTAACAAGCTATATCAAGACTACAAAGATATATTTGACTTGGAACTTCTCATGTATCGAAGCGGCAAGACATACGCAAAACTACAGCAGGACGCTATAAAAAGCGCAGAATGGTTTTAGGGGGGTGAGTAAATGGCTTTTGGTGGTGTTATTAAGCTTCAGGGCGAAAATGAGTATAGAGCAGCATTAAAGCAGATTCAGAACAGCTTGACGCTCGTCGGCTCTGAAATGCAGAAAGTATCATCACAGTTCGCAAAAGGCGAAAAGTCTGTACATTCTCTCACATCTGTTAACGAAGTCTTAAATAAAAAGCTTGTAGAGCAGAAAAAAGCAGTTTCAGAAGCAAGCAAGATGTTGTCGCAAGCTCAAACAAAGTACAGCGAAAGCTCGAAATCAGTCCAGCAATGGGAACAGAAACTTGCAGCTGCAAAAAGAGCTTTGGAAGAAGCAAAGAACAGCACAACAGCAAGTGCTGAAGAAATATCAAAGCTTGAAATCAACGTCAATGAATGTGAGCAGGAGCTTGAAAGCGCTAATTCAGAAAACGAAAGATATGCGACTACGGTCCAGCGTTGGCAAACTGAAGTAAACAGAGCTGAAGCAGCAGTCAACAGAACTACAAGAGAAATCGAAAGTAACGAAGCAGCTATCCAGCAGCTTGAAAATGCAACTGAAGATACTTCAGGAGCGACCGAGACTTTAACCGAGAAGGTAAAAAGGCAGGAAAGCGAACTCGAAGAACTCAAAAGGCAGTATACGAACGTCGCAGCAGAACAAGGACAGAGCAGTGATGAAGCTCGCAGCCTTGCAACTCAGATTGAAAATTTATCAGGGGAATTACGAGACAATCGTAACAACCTGAACGAAGCTTCAAACGCTGCTGATAGTTTCGATCAATCCCTCGAAGAAGTTGACGACGAAGCCAACAACACAACGAACGGCGGTTTATCAGCCTTTGGCGTAGCTCTCGGAAATCTTGCTTCCGAGATCATTTCTAACCTTATCAGCAAGATGAAAGATATGGTCGCTGAGACAATAGAAGTCGGAAAAACATTCGACAGCAGTATGTCACAGGTTGCAGCAGTTTCAGGAGCTACAGCAGACGAGCTTGACCAGCTCCGCAACAAAGCCAAAGAAATGGGAAGTACGACGAAGTTCACAGCTTCAGAAGCCGCAGACGCATTCAACTATATGTCAATGGCTGGCTGGAAAACAGAAGATATGTTATCCGGTATCGACGGCGTACTTAACCTTGCAGCCGCTTCAGGCTCAGACCTTGCAACAACTTCAGATATCGTAACAGACGCTTTAACCGCTATGGGATATAGCGCAGGAGACGCAGGAAAGCTCGCTGACGTAATGGCAGCAGCCAGCAGCAACGCCAACACCAACGTTGAAATGATGGGTCAAACCTTCCAATACGCCGCACCTATCGTCGGTGCATTAGGCTATAGCATGGAAGATACTGCCGTCGCAATCGGCTTAATGGCAAACGCAGGAATCAAGGCAGATCAAGCTGGAACGTCTCTCCGAAGCGTTTTAACAAGGTTATCCGCACCGCCTAAAGAGTGTGCAGAAGAAATGGAAAAGCTCGGACTTTCAATGACCGATTCAGAAGGTAAAATGAAAAGTCTCGATCAAATCATGATTGACTTGCGTAAAGCTTTTTCAAACCTTTCGGAAACTGAGCAGACAGCAGCAGCCAAGCACATTGCAGGAGCTAACGCAATGAGTGGTTTGCTCGCAATAGTCAACGCAGCTCCTTCAGACTTTGACAAACTTACCGAAGCTGTTGCGAACTCAGAAGGCGCAGCAGAAGAAATGGCTAATACTATGCTGAACAATCTCGGCGGTGATATGACGCTTTTATCAAGTAAACTCGAAGGAGTACAGCTTGCAATATACGAGAAGTTCGAGCCAGCATTAAGGAAGGGCGTTGAAGTCCTTGACAAGCTTCTTGACGTAGTTCAATTCGTCGTAGATCATAGCACAGAATTTATTGCAGCACTCACAGGAATGGCAACAGCTATCGGTGCGTATATAGCATATACAACAGCACTGAAAGTTATGGAGAACGGCTGGAAGTCTTTAACCATAGTTACGAAAGCACAGGCAGCAGCACAGGCAGCACTGAACGCTGTAATGAGCTTGAACCCTATAGGACTTGTAATCGCTGCTATAGCCGGACTTGTAGCTGCATTTGTGGTTCTCTGGAATAAGTCTGAGAAGTTCCGTAATTTCTGGATAAACTTATGGGAAAAGATCAAGGCAGCAGCTACAGAAATAATCGACGGAATTGTAACGAACTTTAAAGCAGCGTGGGAAAATATCAAAGCTGCATGGTCGGCTGTATCAGGATTTTTCAAGGGTATATGGAACAGCATTAAAACAGTATATTCTAATACAAAAACCTTTTTCAAAAGTCAATTTGAAGCTGCATGGAACGGCATTAAAACCGTATGGGGAGCTGTAAGCGGATTTTTCAAAGATCAATGGAATAATATCAAAAATGCTTTTTCAGCAGTCGGAACATTTTTCAAAGACATTTTCCAGAAGGCAGCAGACAACACACGAACAGCATTTTCAAATATCGGAAAATTCTTCAGTAAAACATGGGACGGCATAAAAGGCGCATTTTCTACAGTTGGAACTTTTTTCAAAGATAAGTTTCAGAAGGCAGCAGACAACACAAAAGCTGGATTCGCAACTATAGGTAACGACTTTAAAAACTCATGGGAAAGTATCAAAAATGCTTTTTCTCCTGCCGTTGGCTGGTTCAAAGATAAATTCACGTTAGCTGCTTCAGCTACAAAAGAAGGCTTTGTTGATATAGCTGACTTCTTTTCAGAATTATGGGAGAAGATCAAAGAAGTATTTTCAGCAGTCGGTGAATGGTTCAACGAGAAATTCCAAGCAGCAGCAGACAACATTGAAGCTGTATTCGATACCGTTTATACTATCATCAGCGAGATATGGGATAATATAAAGATCACCATTTCTGAAACTATAGAAACTATACAAACCATAATTATGACAGTATTCAACGCTGTCAAGGATTTTATCGGCAACGTATGGAACGGTATCAAGACGATAATATCAAATACTATCAACACCATAAAGAACGTTATTACAAACGTTATAAACGCTATCAAGAACGTTATTACGAACGTATTTAATGCTATACTATCTACCGTAACAAATATCTGGAACGGAATCAAGAATGTTATATCTAATACTATCAACTCCACAAAAGATATCATAACGAATGTAGTCAACACCATTAATAACGTCGTATCAACAGTATTCAGTGCTGTACAATCTACAGTTTCAAATATTTGGAACGGTATCAAGAACGTAATATCAAACGCCATATCCGCAGCGAGAGACACCGTATCAAACGTTGTCGGCAATATCAAAGACAGAGTAACAAGCACATTTGAAACCGTAAGAAATACAGCAACAAGCGTCTGGGAAGGTATTAAAAACGCAATCAAGAACGCTATTGAGACAGCTCGTGACGCTGTTAAAAATGCCATAGACAGAATGAAAAGCTTTTTCAACTTCTCGTGGGAGCTTCCAAGACTTAAATTGCCGCATATCAGTATATCCGGTGAATTCAGCCTTGACCCACCGTCTGTACCGCATTTTGACATTGACTGGTACGCAAAAGCTATGAAAAGCCCTATGCTGCTTGATTCTCCAACAATCTTTGGTATGCAGGGTGGAAAACTTCTCGGAGCAGGGGAAGCTGGACCAGAAGTTGTTTCAGGAGCTTCAAAGCTTATGTCAATGATACAAAACGCAGTTATATCCGCAAACGAGCAGACACGATATACTGATATCACAGCAGCAAGGAGCATTGAAGCACCAAGAACGCTTGATGATAGTTCTCGGTATACCGGTATTATCTCAGCATTTAAGGAAGCGTTGAAAGAAGTCAAGGTCGAAATGGATTCTGACGAAATGGGAAGATTTGTTGAAAAGACAGTAGCTGACGCAATTTATACGTAAAGGGGGCAAACATAATGAGTTATATAATCCTTAATGGAGTAAAAAATACGCATATTCAAGGCTTAATGATTCAGGCTTTGCCCTCAATATCAAAGCCGCAAATGCGTACACAAATTGAGACTATAGACGGACGAGACGGAGATATCACAACAAAGCTCGGATATGCTGCGTACGATAAGCAGGTTTTAATCGGTTTATACGGCAATTACAACATCGACGAAGTAATAGGATATTTTGACAGCGAAGGAACTGTCACGTTCTCAAATGAGCCGGATAAATACTATCATTATGCGATCTATGAGCAGATCGACTTTGAACGGTTAATAAGATTCAGACAAGCAACTGTAACGCTGCACGTCCAGCCCTTCAAATATTCACTTTCAGAAAGCGAAATTGAACACGCAATCAAAAGTGGTTCTGAAGTACAAGTAAATAATAGCGGTAACATCTTTTCAAAGCCTGTATTGACCTTGACCGGCTCAAACACCTGCGAAGTATATCTCAATAACTCGCAAGCCTTTTCAATTAATCTCGGTATAAATGATACAATCACCATTGACACAAACGCAATGGAAGCATATTCAGGAACAACACTGAGGAACAGAATTGTAACAGGCGGCTACGAAAATTTATATCTTCCAACCGGCGTTAATATTCTGAAGTTTACAGGAAGCGTAACGAACTGCATAATAGAAAACTATTCGAGGTGGGTATAATGAAAATCAAGTTAAAAAAGATCAGGCTTGAAAAGCCAAAAGTCGTAATCAAAGTAAATATAAAAACGATCACTGTTCCACAATCCTGAAAGGGGGAAGAAATATGAATATTGATACAATCAGGGGCGATACGCTCAATATACAGCTTGAATTTGAATCCGATACAGTTCTGGACCTATCAAGCGAGGATTTTGATATTACGTTCTCACTCAAACAGTATGCAACAGCAGTGCCGTATGTATTCCAGAAGGACAAAACAGCAGTTACGGAGATCGGCGACAACATCTTCATGCTGAGAATAGCTCCTGAAGATACAGTCAATCTCGTTCCCGGCTATTATTACTACGACATAGAAGTAAAGCTGGGCGAAGATATCTATACCGTAGCAATTGGCAGAATGTATATTGAAGTTGATATTACAAGACCGCCTGTTGTACTTCCTGAATTCCCATTCCCAGACATAAACGGCGACGGAATTGTTGATTCAAGAGATTCAACGTTGGTACTTGACGCATGGATGAATATTTCAACTGGCCAGCCTTCAGGACTTACACCGGAGCAGGAAAACTTGGCAGACGCTAACCGAGACGGAATTATTGACGGTAGAGACGCTACACTCATTTTATCGTTCTATTCAAAATGTTCTGTAGGACAGTACACCGACGATCAAGCAGGCTGGACGCAGTTTATGACAGAACAGTATGAACCGCAGGAGTGATGAACTGTGATTAAAATATTCGGTCAAACCGATACTGAATACAGCAGCAACGGCGATAAAGTCCTTCAGCCTACGAAATGTAAAGTTCATAAGGCAGACAACGGCGAATATTATGCCGAGATTGAATGTAGTCCAGATTATTCTGACTATATCAAGAACGGCAATATCGTTGTTTGTTCAACACCTACAGGCGATCAGGCTTTTCGATTCTCAAATCCTGAATTGAATAAAAACAAGATCAAAGTAAAAGCAAAGCACGTATATTACGATTCAGAAAACTATTTGATTGAGGATTCAAACGTCGTCGATAAAAACTGCAATCAGGCACTTGAACACCTTAATGCTGCAACAGACAATGAAAGCCCGTTTACGACCGTTTCAGATGTTACGAGTATAAATTCATTCAGGTGTGTGCGAAAGTCGCTCTGTGAAGCCGTCAGCACTGTTATTGAACGTTGGGGCGGTCACCTTGTAAGGGATAATTTCAATATCGCTGTCAGATCATCAATCGGAGCAGATAACGGCGTAACAATCAGGTACGGCAAAAACCTGAAGGAAATCCAGAAAACTGAGGACTGGAACAACGTCGTAACGAAGCTCCTTCCAGTAGGAAAAGACGGACTGCTGCTTGACGAATTATATCTTTATTCAGAAACACAGTACGCACTGCCATACACAAAGACGGTATCGTTTAATCAGGATATCGAAAAGGGAGAAGAAGAAACCGACGAAGCGTATCAATACAGGCTGAAAGAGGATTTGAGACAGCAAGGAACGGCGTATTTGGCTGCGAACTGTGTACCGAAGATAAATTATACAGTCAAGGCACATCTGGACGATATAACCGACGTAGGCGATACAATATCCGTTATTGATGAAGGGCTTGGAATCAGTTTAACAACAAACGTTATCGCATTTGAGTATGACGCTATACTTAAAAAATTCACTCAGGTTGAATTCGGAAACTCAAAGGAAAAGCTGTCAAACTTAATGTCTAACGTCTCAGCTAATACCAGCAACCAGATAACGCAGAGAGACGAAGAACTTTCGGTGAAGCTCTCCGAAGAACTTTCAGAAGCAGCAGACAAAATATGGGGCGCTCTCGGTAACTCTTACTGCATATATCAGGGCGACCAGATCTTGATTGTAGATAAGCTCCCGAAGGAAGAAGCAACAAATGTAATGCGAATAAATTCTGCCGGTATCGGCTTTTCTACTTCAGGAATAAACGGCCCTTTTACATCAGCTTGGACCATAGACGGCACGCTGAATATGCAAGCTATAAACGTTATAAATCTTGTGGCTGATCTTATCAAGGGTGGAACTCTGAAGCTCGGTTCAAATCTCAACGAGTACGGTCAAATTCAGATATACAATGAAGCGAATACACTTATCGGAAAATTTGACAAAGACGGCGTTATTCTTTACGGAACTACAGGAACGTATCTTGTCATGAATCCAGTAGTCGGCTTTGCTGGTTACGATTCGGACGGAAATCTTACTTTCTGGGTATCTGAAGATGAATTCCACATGAAAAAATCAGTCATAGAAGAAGAAATAACGCTGTGTAATAAAGTCCGATTTATACCGATAACTTTATACGATACGGATAACACAACCGTAATAAACGACGGTATCGGGCTTGTATCAACGAATTAAAAGGGGGGTGAGATCATGGCAAGCTCCGGAAGCTTTAATACGTCAGGTTATCAAGGCAGATATTTGACTTTTGCGTGGTCGGTATCTTCTCAGAATGTAGCAAACAATTCTACGACTATTTCTTGGACCTTAAAAGGAGCAGGAACAGCACAATCGAATTGGTATAGGGCTGGCAATTTCAAGGTCGTTATAAACGGCTCGACTGTGTATTCATCAAGCACACGAATTCAGCTCTATGACGGCACGGTCGTTGCGTCAGGTAATTACACCATGACGCATGATACAAACGGAAATAAGACCTTTTCTGCGTCTGCTGAAGCCGGTATTTATACCGTAGCTGTAAACTGTACCGGCTCTGGTTCGTTCACACTTCCACAAATAGCAAGGGCGGCGCAGATCACAGCCGCACCAAACTTTACGGATATTGAAAATCCAACGATAAATTATCAGAACCCAGCAGGGAACAGCGTAACAACTTTACAGGCTTGTATATCGCTTACAGGCAGCACGGATAATATATCGTACAGGGATATCCCGAAAACCGGAACGTCGTATACGTTCCAGCTTACAGAAGCAGAACGAAACGTACTCAGAGCAGCCACACCAAACTCGAACACGCTCTCGGTGATCTTCTACGTAAAAACAATAATCGGCGGCCAGACATTCTACGAACGAGCATACAGAACGCTGACAATAGTCAACGCAAGCCCTTTAATGGAGAATCCGACGTATCAAGATACCAACAGCACAACGACAGCCATTACTGGAAATAATCAACACATCATACAGAAGCAGAGCAGCTTGTCGATAAATATTCCAGCAGCAACAGCGCAGAAGTATGCAACGATAACGAAGTATCAAGTCACTATAAACGGCATAACGAGAGAACAGGCAGCAGCAGGAACAATGAGCTGGGGCGTTCTCGACGTATCTCAAAACATAGCTGCAATAATCAAGGCTATTGACAGCAGGGGCAACGCCGTCACAAAGTCAATGGAGATCACTATTGACGCATGGCAGCAGCCGTATGCAGTAATATCTTGCAAGCGTGAAAATAATTTCTATACAGATACCGTTCTGAACGTCTCTCCGACCGTTTCAAGCCTGTCCGGACAGAATACAGTAACTATACAGGAGCAGCACAAGAAAACGTCTGAGAGCGCATACAGCACGCTTGTGAACGTTACTCCGAACACTGATACAACATTACAGCTCGACAACACATACGACTGGAATGTTAAAATCATAGTATCGGACAGATTAGCGTCAACGACCTATAATATCACAGTTCAGAAGGGAATGCCGATTGTATATTATGACCGCTTGAAAAGCTCCACAGGCTTCAATTGCTTTCCGGAAAAAGAAAATAGCGTAGAAAGTCAAGGACTTGCACTCGACGACGTAATATATATAGGCTCTCAGCAGCTTTACGACCGATACGACTTCACAGCAGCAGGAACAGTGTCACTGCTGGGCGCATACGACTACAGACTTATCGAAGGCATTTTCAACGGCTTCACTATTCCAGACGCATACGAAAAGGCGTACAGGCTTACGGCGCAGATCACCACAAACAACAGCAACCAAATCGGCGCAGATATAGGCGGTATGTCCTGCTCCGGCAATACTTGGAGTGGTAACACCTTCCGAATACCTATATCGAGTGCAATAGTCAAGCAATCAGAGCTGACACTTGAAACTACCTTCAATTACAGCAAACCCGGACTGAATTTGAAGGTCACGAACTCAGGAAATTATATCGGCTCGATCTTCTCAATTACAGTACACGGCTATATTGTCAAAAAGACAACATCATTCGCAAGCGTATCAAACTACACAACAACCGAACCTGCATAATGTTTCACGTGAAACAATCAGAAAAGGAGTAAAAAAATGGACAGTTCAATCATTATCGCTATTATATCATCAGCAGCAACATTAATCGGCGTAATTATCACCACAAAAGCAAACGGACGAGAAATACAGTATAAGCTTGAAACACATCAGGCTGTAATTGATAACAAGATAGACAACTTGGCAGCAGAAGTGAATAAACATAACCATTTTGCCGAGCGTATGCCAGTAGTCGAAGAACAGATCAAAGTTATAAATCATAGGCTCGACGATCTCGAAAGGGGAAGATCATGAAAGAGAGAATATGCAAGCTGATAGACGTAAAGTCAATCGTAACGCTTACTCTCACAGGTGTATTCGCATATATGAACATCGTTAGTCTGGAAGTTCCGGAAACTTTCAAAACTATATACGTTATGATTATAGGATTCTACTTCGGAACTCAGACAACAAAAACAAAAAACTAAAGGAGAATTATTATGAAAAAAGGCATTGACATTTCGCACTGGCAGGGTACTATCGACTGGACCTACGTCAAAAACTCAGGTATCGAGTTCGCTATCATCAAGGCTGGCGGCTCTGACGCAGGATTCTACACTGACAGCAAATTCGAGCAGAACTACACAAGAGCAAAAGCCGCAGGACTTCCAGTCGGTGCATATTACTATGTAGGCAAGGGCTGCACATCAAGAGCAGACGGAATCGCAGACGCAAAACGCTTCTTGGAGATCATCAAGGGAAAGTCGTTTGAATATCCAGTTTACATTGATCTCGAAGATACTGCACCAGCAGCAAAGGCAGGAGCAACAGAAGCGTGTATCGGCTTCTGTGAGACTATGGAAGCAGCAGGATATTATTGCGGCATATATGCGTCCGATATATCAGGCTTCAGAGAACGTCTCGACATATCCAAGCTTGAACACTTTGACAAGTGGGTTGCTATCTATGGCAGCAAACCAAACTACGTCAAGAGCTATGGCGTGTGGCAGTATTCCAGCACCGGCAAAGTATCAGGAATAAGCGGCAACGTCGATATGAACGAAGCATACAAAGACTATCCGCAGATCATCAAGGCAGCAGGGCTGAACGGCTTCCAGAAAACTGAACCTGAACCAGCTCCTGAACCTGTTCCAGAACCAGAAAAGAAAACTATAAAAACATCTGTCACAATCGACGGAAAGACCTATACCGGAACACTGACAGAGGAATAAAAAGAAAAGGCAGCTTATTCGGCTGCCTTTTTCTTTGCGTATTCTTCAATCTTTTCAATGCACCAGCGTTCAAGGTATGGAGCAGGTTTGCGCTCGCCATAACACCAATTATGAAACGTTCTCAGCGGTATCTGCTCAGCTCGTGCGAACTCAGACATTTTCACGCCGCTTTCTTCAAGGGCTTTTCTTATTTTGTTTTCTTCCATGTTGTTCACTTCCTTCTTGAATTATTAGTCAACAACGAATTTAAAGTAGCTTGAACGCCTTCATTTTCTTGCTTTTCCTTCGCCTTCATTTCTTCCAGCTCCCGACGGTACTTCCTGTAATCAGGGCAAAACTTGTGACAGCCTATCTGCCTATTCGGGCAGTGGTAACATGAACATTCTAACATAACGCTTTCAATCCTTTCGTAAATACGTTTTAATAGCCGTTTGCATTTAAGAGAGTAATTATATCGCTTTACTCCTGAGAACGTCTCACAACTGATTGTGGACGCTCTCAGAAGCATTGTATGTATTAATTAAAGATTTCTATGTAGCCTGAATCAGTCTCAATGAAGTGACCGTTTATTTCCATATTCCTGCCGTATGCTTCAAAGTCAAAGTACATACGCAGCTCGTCCGGCATACTATACAGCAGCCCTGTTTCGTCTGCATACATTTCAGCGACCTCGGCCATAGAGCAGCAGCCGTCGTACATTCTGTACTCGTTGTCCTGAACCTTCTGTAAAGCTTCATCAGTAGCAAGACCATATTCCAGCATTGCCCCGAACGCTTCAAGCTCGTACTCGTCGAAGTTTTCAAGTTCTTCTGCAAGCTCGTTCAGATCATCAAGGCTTGCGTATTCGCTTATGCTCAGTCCGTTTATGTCTGTCTCGTAGTCGCTGATGAAAGATTCTTCATACATAGTTCCATCTGCAACTCCGATCTCGTCGTAAGCTGCGTATATTTCCTCAGTAGTAGCAGGAAGCACCAGCCTTGTGAAGATCAGCTCGCCTTCGTTGTATTTTCCTAAGTTAGTTAAACATAATTCAATCATTTTTCATTTCTCCTTTAAATTCTCGGTTTTGGTTTGGTTTTGGTTTATCAGGCTTGCTCGCTGCGCTCAATCCAGAGGATTTGTTGCTGTCCAGCTTTCCTTGCCTTCTGTAATTATATTATAGCTCAATGGGTATAAAGTGTCAAGCGTTTTGATAAAGTTTTTTGCTCACTGGGTATAAATTTGTAGAAATGCACAAATATTGAACGTTCAATTAGTAGTAAGTAACAAAAGCCCTTCCGGTCGATCTGGAAGGGCTTATATTTATTTTTTTCTACTATTATCAAAAGAGTATTCACCAAAGTATTTTTGTTCTGCTTCCTTACGAGCTTTCACAGCTTTTTCAAGACAGTTAAATGTTCCTAAATTAATATGTTTTTTATTGAATGTTATATAGGCAATATATTCTGATTTATTTTTCTTTGATACTCCTATAATCCCAAGCGGATTTGGTCTATGTTTTGAATTATAAGTATTTTGGACTTGCGTGCATATTCTTAAATTTGATTTGCAATTATTCAAGGGATTGCCGTCAATATGATCTACAACTAAAGATTTTGGTGGATTCATCAAAAAACGTGATAACAAATATAAACTTTTATTTTTATTATTTGCCACAATACGTCCGTTATTTTCACACCATATATATCGCTTTACTTTTTCCAAATCTTCAAGATCAAAAGTAAACGCTATCCCTTTATGCGTAACCATAGTTACAACATTTTCATTGATAGTATATAGATTTGGAGTTCTTTTTCTGCTCATAATACAAACCTTTCTGACCTTTCAGAAAATAGTTGGCAGAAGTGCGAAAGGTCTGCACTTGTCAAATGGCTCATGACTTCCATTCTATCTGCCATTAGCATTATAACATATTTGACAAAATATGTCAAGTTGGAAAAAAGTGGAGCAGGGGAAAAGAATATGAAAAAAGCTCCCACTATCGCAGGAGCTTTCAAACCAAAACCCGAAAAGCAATTCCGAGAACTTTCCGGACGCTTATATGATATCACTTTTCAGAAGTCTTGTCAAGTCCTTTTTCCTTCTCAGCTCTGAGCCGGAGCAGGAGCAGCAGAACACGTCTGTCGATCATCACACCAGTGGAGCAGGGGCGACGCATTTTCTTTACAGCTTTTCCGAATATTTCTTCTTTACTCCATTTCATTTAATCCACCTCGCACAATTCAATTATAGTTCTTGGGTTCGTATCATACCTTTTCCGAATACATATCGCTACAACCTGAGAATCGTCATAATACGCAACGCCGTTCAATGCGTCCAGTACAGCCTTGATTATATTATCGCAATCAGGCTTTTTGGTAGGACGTACAGCGCCCGACCACATTTTTGCCTGTAACTTTTTACTTGCTGATTTAGGTATCGGAAATAACGCCGTAATATCTGCCAAAATCGGCACATTTTTTTCAAACATACACCCAGCATATTTTTGCTGATATGACAGCTTTACAAGCGTCTCGTAGTTCGCAGTTTTAGCAGGAGTATACGCAACAGCTTTTCCGTTAACCGTAGAGAACTTCGGGCGACCTTTTCCAACAGGAACGCCCAGCACTTCAAATCTTACTGGCATTCGTTCAACCACCTTTCGTATGAAATTCTTTGTTTCAAAGTAGCTTCATATAACCGCATATAATGGAGCTGGTCGATCATTAAAGATTGTTGCGTTCCGTCAAGTTTAACAGAGCTTTTATATATAAAGCCGTCCAACTTTTCAGAACGTTCTTGCAGTTCTTTCAATTCTTCTTCCATACGTTCAATATAATTCATTTTTCGCACCTTCCTTTTACAGTCCAAGCAGCTCGGCAAGCTCCTTGTCGCTGTCGGCTGCATTTGCTTTTCTTCGGTCAACACCTTTTACGATCAAGGGTAAACACATTTCCGATATACGGCTATAAAGTCTTGACTTTGCTATGTCCTGCGTCTCGCTGAAGTCCTTCGGTGATAGATTCGTCGTAATCACCATAGGAAGCCCGGCACGATAGCGGCTGTCAACTATATTCTGAACAATCTCAGCAACGTATTCGGACTGACGTTCAACGCCCAGATCATCAATTATGAGAAGGCTGTATTTATTCAGGCTGTCAATATATTCCTGCTTGCCTTCACGCATACCGTGAATAGTATTTACAAGGCGAGGGAAGTTCGTCATTAAAACGCTGAAGCCTTCATCAAGGAGAGCGTTTGCAATACAGGCAGCAAGGAACGTTTTGCCTGTTCCGAATCCCCCTAAGAACATCAAGCCTTTGCCTTTGGCCTTCATTTTTGGGAAGTTCTCAACGTATCTCTGACAGATATCAGATATCTTTTCGTTGGCTCTGTCGTCCTTCTCGAAAGTCCATTTCTGCATTTGTTCTTCAGGGAAACCAGCTCGACGATTACGTTCTATCTGCTCACGTAAAGCCCTTGCCTTGTCCTCGGCCTTTTCCTTCTCGTACTTTTCCTTTTCACATTGGCACATACAGAACGGTGTCATATTTACTCCGTTGATCTCGATTCGCACCTGTTTAGGCGTTTTACAGTTTCCGCAATAGATCAATCCGTCTTTTTCTTTGTAGTCTCCTTGTTCTGCCTTTATAGGCGATCTTTCCGCTATACTTTCAAGCAGATTTACAAATCCGTTATTGTCTTTCATTTTTCTTCACTCCTTAATATTTTATAAAATCTTCTCCGTAAAGGCTGTTCAAAGTATCAATTACGTGCTTCATTCCAAGACCGTTTCTGTCCGGCTTCCAGATACCGTCTGAATCATACGAGCCGCCGTTCATACAGTAATCATATTGCTTCGGGTGCGTTCTTTTAAGTCTCTCGAACCTTCCTTCGCCCTTTTCAAGGTGAGCACCAAAGCCGCAGAAGATACAGCCTGTCCTGCTTTCTCCTGTAGTACAGAGCTTACAGCCGCAATCGTCAAGAGCTTGCTGCCCGTCTTTATCAGCAGCCACGAAGCCGTAAACGTCTGCGATCTTTATATCGTTTAATTTGATATATCTTAATACGTCCTGCTCAGTCCAGAAAGACATTGGCTTGCTAACTTTATATTTGCCGTCAAAGGAATTGCAGCCAGTTTTGAACCAAGCTTTTTCTCGAACTTTACTTTCACACGCCATTGTTGCAACTATACCGACTTTTCCAGTCTCTTTTTCGTAATTATGCAATGGTGCTTTCTTCATAACATCACAGCACTTGTCTGAGATCATCAGATCTGTTTTTGATTTATCAGTAAGATCAATATATTTTGAAGCTGAAAAAAGTCCTTTATAATCTGGATTAAATATATTCTTTTTCACATTTCCGTCTGGATTGTTTCTTGCTATAGCTATACTATGACTAAGAGTTTTTGAAAGAAACGGATAACCATAATTTCTGATAACTTCAGGAAAAGACATTTCCGGATAAAGAACTTTCACGTTATCGAAAGATTTAGCGAACTTCTGAATCTCAGGATATTCAAGCCCTGTATTTACGAAAACCGCTTCAACGTCTGGATAAAGTTCACGAACAAGGTGGAGCAGTACCGTTGAATCTTTTCCACCTGAAAATGCTACATATACGCCGTCAACTCCAAATTCTGAAACCCATTCACGAATACGTCTTTGCGTCATTAATATTTTAACTTCAAGGGGAACAGACTGCATTTGAATCAAATCTTGTTTTGTTCTCATAAGATCACCGCCTTTATTTCCAGAAGCTGCCACGCTCGAAGTCGTAGTCGTCCTCTGTCGGTACAGTATTATTTGAATCATTAGCAGAGCTAATATTATATTCATCATTCCAGCACTGCTGATTGAACCATGTAGAACCATGCTTGATATATCTATCCTCAGTACGGTTCGCCTGAATAAACAGCCTGTAACGTGTAAGACCTGCAGCAATCTCACAATTAGACGTACCAGCTTTACGAGCTTTTATATAAGCTTTCTTTGCAGCTTCTTTTCCTTGCTTCTTCGGGTATATCTTCCAGACTTCTTCAAAGTCCTTTTCCAGCTCCTGAAGATCAGTCTTTTTTCTTGCGTTTGAATCTGACGCAATAGTATTATTATCTGGTATAATATCTGAGTTATTATCTGTGTTATTATCTGGTATAGGTTGCACCTGTGCGTCAAATCCATTTGACATTTTTACATCTTCCATTTTACATTTTTGCATAATGGAAATTCCTTTTTCGGTAAATGCATACCACAATGTACGATCATAGGCTGATTTATTATAATTTCCAGTTTTCAAAATTCCTTCTTCTCTCAGGTGCTTCAAAGCACACTGAATCTGCCTTTGAGATAAATATGGGAATATCTCAGCAAAAGCCTTTGTCGTGTTATAAGTCCAGTACGAACCGTCGAAATAATTCAGTTTATTTGCTTCGTTCTGTTCAATCCAGAACTGAATATGATTTAAAATAATAGCTTCAGGCAGCCCATATGCGACTGCTATATCCTTATCGAATGAATGATTCATCTTTTCAACTCCTTGTAACAAAAAAGCTTCGCACGAATCAAGGTTGCAGACAAGATTCGCACAAAGCTTTTTAACGGTCATAGTATTAAGTTGTCACGCCATAGCTGCTGCAACCCAGACTATGACCGTATTCCTTTCGGCTCAACTCACATTCGGCTGAACTCGCTGGAAGTATTACAATTACTATTATACACCGTTTTCACCAAAATTTCTATTTACAAAATAACCAAAATATGATAAAATATCAGCTTTGTTTTTGTATAGTCATGTAACATCAATTTCCTTCGGATAAATAAGAAGGCATATGATATCGCTTGATAATTCAAGAATAGCATATGCCTTTTGAGCAGTCAACTATATTTTTAAAAATATTTCCACACTTGCGTCGTCTCGTCCAGAATGGTGCTTGTGATTGGCAATAGTTTTCGTATAAATAATCTTATCAACGAAGGACTTCAAAATATCGTTCTTGGCCTGCGGTGATAAATCCCAATATTCGTCGAGTGCTTTTTCAATTATCGGAACAGCATTTTCAAGCCTGTCGATCTCGTCAAGCTCTGAAGTATCGCTTAGAGCGTCCAGATTCGCTTGTAATGCGTCTATATCCTTACGCAGTATATTTTCCCTTTCAAGATACTTCTCGACGGAATACACGCCAATTTCGAGCATTTCGGAAGCCTTGTCAAGCATTGACTGTTTTTTCTCTATCTCAGATAAATAAATCTTTCGTTCCTTCTCTATAGCTTCACGCTTATTTGCAGCAGTCGTCGGCAGGTCGCCAAGTTCAAGTTTGTAGCCTTCCAATTCGTCTTGTAAGCCGGATATAACAAGCATTTCAAAATCCTCGAACAGCATAGATATATTGGAGCAGAAAGCACGAGAGCAGCCTATTGCAAAACGTTTCGGTGATCTTTTTAATTTTAAAACTGAACCACATACAGAGCAGCGAGCAATTGTAGCGAATGGATTCTTCAGGGCTTTTGATTGCTTGGTTTTCGTTTCCTTACTCAGCAGCTTGACCTGAGCAGCTTCAAACGTATTCAGATCAACAATTGATTCATGCTTTCCTTCATACCATTCGCCGTCACATTTTATCTTGCCTATATAACATCTGCTCTGAAGTATTTGACGTACTCTTGTACCTGTCCAGTCGTAAGCCTTCAAAGGTTTAACGCCGGAAGCATTAAGGAAATTACGCAAATACGATATACCTTTTCCCTGATTTACATACAGGTCGAACAGTTCCTTCACGAGATCTGCATTTGCGTCCGGCTTCAGGATAAAGCCCTTTCCATCGTTCTCTTTAGTAAAACCAAAAGGCAGAACAGAGCCGGTGTAATATCCTTCACGCTGGGCTTGCTTCCTTCCTCGTAGCAGTCTACGTTTTATGACCTTATATTCTCGACGGCTCATAAATAGCCCGAACTCGAAAAATTCTTCGTCTATTTCATCATTGGAGCTGAAGTCGTAAACTTTATTGAGCGTATAAATCTTCGTTCCGGACTTCTTGAATATTTCAAGTATTTCCGCTTGATCTATTTGATTTCCTCTTGATAAACGTTCCAGCTCCACCACAACAACGCCGTCGTAGCTTCCAGACATAACAGCGTCCAGAAGCTTTTGGACCTCTGGACGTGCTGCAATACTTTCACCCGATACAACTTCTTTGAATACCTTCTCGACCTTCAGATCATAACGTTTGCAATAGTCAAGTAACATACGTTCATGTCGTGCGAGCGTTTCTTCCTTACTTTCGTTTTCGTCGTCTCTCGATTTTCTTAAATATAATAATACGTTTCTCATTTTCTTTTATTTCCTCTTTTCTTCAATATATGATGTTAACGCCTGTAAAAAATATTCTTCCAGATTCTTTTTATTCGTATCTCCATAAACAAGTGAATCAATCGAGCAATCAAGGAAGTCTGCAAGCTTTTTCAAAGTCTTTAGCGTTATATTCTCAGCAGAGCGATTGAACCAGCTATTGACCGTAGAAGGAGCTACGCCCATGCCTTTCGCAAGCTGTGATTTGTTCAAGTTCTTTTCGTTCATTTTCTTCTCTAAATTGTTTAAAAAATCCATTGTTTTTTAACTCCTTTTTATTTCTTTTCTTTAATTTGATTTTAAACGAACAATGACGCAAATGTAAACAATTTATTAATAAAACGTAAACAATACGCAAAAATACTTTACATCACACCAGAAAAGTGCTATAGTTATCTTAACGCAAGAGTGGTAAAAATTACCGCTTTACAAAAGGGGGGATAAAATGTATTACAAGAATTTACGTGCCGAAATGGTACGTGCAGGCATATCCAAACACGAAGTACAGGAATTGCTTGAAATAAGCAATAATACGTACTACAGCAAAATGACAGGGCGCACAGAATTTAAGCTGTCGGAAGTGGAAAAAATACTCGCATTATTTTATCGCAAAAGTGGTAAAGTCTATAGCGTAGAGTATTTATTCGATACTACAATATCGAATGGCTTAAAAAAGTCAAAGTACATAGGAGAGACGGCACACCCGAAGTCGCCCGACACATCTCAGGAACTTTCCGAAAGTACATCAGAAACATTGAATGTTATGAACTCAGGGGGAATAATCAATGAGTAATGAAATCATAGTCGTAAAGCAACTGCCTGTTATCGAGCAGCAGTTAGCGCAGATCAAAGAGCAGGTCGCAGAACGAGTAAAGGCAGCAACAAGCCTTGTCGTTACTGAGGACACGGTGAAGGCAGTCAAGAAGGCTCGTACAGAGCTTAACGCAGAGTTCAAGGCGTGGGAAGATAAGCGCAAAGAAGTCAAGACGGCTGTTATGACACCATACGAAAAGTTTGAAGCCGTATACAAAGACTGCATATCGGATTCATACAAGGCAGCAGACAAAGACCTGAAGCAGAAGATTGATGAAGTTGAACAGGAACTTAAAAGCAAGAAGGCTACCGAGGTCAAGAGCTATTTCGAGGAATATCTTGCAAGCAAAGATATTGACTTTGTAACCTACGAACAAGCAGGAATCAACGTCACACTTTCCGCAAGTCTCAAAAGCTTGAAGGAGCAGGCGAAAACCTTCATCGACAGAATTGTTTCCGATCTCGCACTGATAGAAACCTTCACAGACCTGAAAGCAGAAATCTTGGTTGAATATAAGAAAAGCCTGAACGTTTCAGACGCTATAACCGGCGTTAAAGCTCGTGCAAAGGCAGTACAGGAAGAACAGGCAAGGCAGGAAGCGGAAGCCGAAAAAAGAGCCGCAGAAGCGCAGAGAGTGGAAGCAATCAAAGCAGCTATACCGGAAGCACCGGCAGCCGTTGAAGCTCCAACAGAGCAAACAGCAGCACCAGCACCGGAACAGAAATTCTGTATACGCTTTACAGTCAAGGGAACTAAAGAGCAGTTAATCGCTCTGAAAAAATTCTTAAACGAAGGAGAATACGAATATGAGTAATCAGAACCAAAACCCACAGAAAGCAGAATTAACCGTTACGTATGAAGCAAACGGTGAGAAGATCACGCTTACGCCTTCAATAGTTCAGCAGTATCTTGTCGGTGATTCCGGCACGATAACACTTCCTGAATTTAAGTTCTTCACAGAACTTTGCAAGGCAAGAAAACTGAATCCGTTTCTGAAGGAAGCTTACTGTATCAAGTTCGGCAACCAGCCAGCACAGATCGTAGTCGGAAAAGACGCTATTTTAAAACGTGCTATCATTCACCCAGACTACGACGGCATGGAAAGCGGTGTCATTATACAGGTAATCGAAACCGGCGAGATCATCGAGAGAAAAGGCACATTCTATCTGAATACCGAAGAAAAGCTCGTAGGCGGCTGGGCGAAGGTTTACCGCAAGAACTGGAAATATCCGACCTTCTGCTCAGTAGCATTTGACGAAGTTGCAAACAAGAAGAAGGACGGACAGCTCAACAGCAATTGGGCTGGCAAGGGTGCAACAATGGTTGAGAAGGTCGCAAAGGTCAGGGCATTACGAGAAACCTTCATCGAGGACTTGTCCGGAATGTATGACGCAGACGAAATGAACGTACCAGCTCCCGAAGCTCCTTCAGCACCTTCTGAGCCTGAGATCATCATACAGGCAGAGCCAACAGCAGAGCAGCCCATTGATGTGACATTCGATGAATTATAATATCATTTCAACAGGTTCACAGGGAAACGCCATTGTCCTGAATAAGATCATACTTCTTGACTGCGGCGTTCCCTTTCGGGACCTGAAGGACGTTTACAAGGACTTGAAAATCGTCCTTTTAACTCATATACACGGCGATCACTTCAACAAGACAACAATTCGCAAGCTCGCAGCAGAACGACCGACACTCAGGTTTGCTTGCTGTAGTTGGTTATTCAGAGAGTTAATGCAATGCGGCGTATCAATTCACAATATAGATGTGCTGCAAATCGGTAAGATTTACGATTATACGGCGTTTCAAATATCACCAGTGCAATTATACCATGACGTTTATAACGCCGGCTGG